GGATTAGAGGACGAGAATATAGGTGAGATCGTTGATGAGTATGGAACACGATGGAATCCCGTGGTGAGGGACTATGGTAGCAACTGGTAGTTTATTTGATTTATATCCAGAGTTTGTAGAAGATGATACAAGAAAAGATAGAAATTTTGGATATCAAATAAGTAAGGATTTCTTAAACAAGAGATATAATTCTCTTTTACCACCACATATCATAGAGGGTAAAACAATTCTTGATCTGGGAGCTGCGATTGGTTCTGCTGGTGCATGGTGTTTGCACTATGACGCAAAACACTATACTGGTGTAGACTCTCACTTTTCTGAAATAGCAAATAAAAACCTTAACAAATATTTCGATCCTACAAAATGGCAGTGGATAGAAATGAATGTAGAGGATTATCTAGAAATGTGTCCTCTAAAATATGATGTGGTTCTCATGGCTGGAATCATATATTATTTTGATGATCATGATACTCTGTTAAAAAAGGTCAAAGGCGATACCATTATAATAGAGACAGACAATGTTTCTTGCACATTATACAAACCAAGAAAATTAGAATGGGAAGATGAGGCAAAACCAAGAAAGTTTGAGCCAAAAGGATACTACGATAAATTTTTTTCTGACTACGAGTATGATGATTTTTTAGAAAGAACTGGGCAACTTCTTCTGCCAGAATTTTACAATGATAATTATAGAGTAATTTATTGTTATGAAAAATAATCTTATTTTTTGGTCTGGCAATTTCTCTAAAAAAATAACAGAATGGATTAGAGACAAACATCCTCTTTTTTTACAAGAGTGGCAACATGCTATAGAGCAAGAAAAAGAATATACGATAAGAAGTGGTCACAAACCATTTAATCATGGATCATTAATAGATCGTGCTGGTAAAGATCATTTTACTTTTCATTCAAAGATTTGTATTGATTGGGTTCCTTTTCAAGAATATCCCAAGACAGAATTTTCAGATTGTATGTTTGAGGCTGCACAGTTGATAGCAAACAAAGGAAAGACCATTGACTTTTTCTGGTCTGGTGGTTTGGATAGCACCGCAGCTCTACTCGCATTTAACGAATTAGGATTAGAAAAACAACTTCGTGTTATTATGGGGGGTCGCATGGAGTTGCCTGAGTTATTTGAAAAAATAGTGAAAGGTAGAATAGATTATGTTTGGGATGAAACGAGCACGCAATCTGTAGTCTATGGATTGGCTCAGCCAGATGCACATGTGTTATGCTCTTTGGGTGAGTGTGATCCTATGTTCGGGTGTAAGTCAAACTTTGCTGGTCGAGGAATAAAAGTAACAGATCAATTTGATTGCTGGGAAACTAAACGAAGGTATTACAGTTCTCATAATACTTGGAGATATGCTACAAACTTTGGTGGTGATTGGGTTGATCCTGATAACTATATGCCATTTGTCATGCAACCACCCATAGAAAAATGGTTATGTAATCATGTCATTGCAGGAGATATGGTATATTATGATCTTACACATGAAGGTTGGGGAGATTGGTATGCAACAGGTGAAGCTCATGACGCACCTAGTCAAAAATACTACAAAAAGTGTAAGATGATGATAAGAGACTTTGTTTATGAAATAACTGGTGATAAAAAAATGTCATACGATCACCCAAAGGTTGCTAGCGGATTGAGGTTGGACACAAAAAAACCACTAAGAGTTCTTGCTATAACAGGAGATGGACAGATTGTGACTCACAAAAATTTTGATGAGTTTGATTGGTCAACATACATTGTTGATTTCTAGATAGATCAAATAAATTCAATCAAATCGTGATGTTTCTTAATAAAGCAGTTATAACAGAGAATATCTGATTGGTCTATGAGGTGAAAGACTTCCTTCCGACTTTCATCACTCGTTCCAACTCGTTTAGATATCTTGCGTATCTCAGCATCATGAGGATAAAACTTGAGACATACGTGTTCAGACTCGCCGCAGTGTCTACATGACTTGTCAATAAGAAACTCTTCTAGGAGAATCTTACGCTTCTGGTAGTTTCTTCTAGATACCCTTTTGATTGTGTCTTTGTATTTCTCATAGTGCTCGTTCATACTTTTATTTATATGATATAACACTTATAAATCGGTGGTTTGCAAAACTATTTTTTTATAAATATCTTTAGAGAATAACAACTCTTTAACTAAGGAGTAAAAAGATGGGATTTCTAGTTTCACCCGGCGTTCAAGTAAGAGAGATTGATCTTACAAACGTCGTTCCCGCTGTTTCAACCTCTATTGCTGCAATTGCTGGTCCTTTTGAGAAAGGTCCAGTTTCCTCAGTTACGGCTATCTCATCAGAGGATGAATTGGTAGAGGTTTTTGGTAAACCACAGGGAGATAATTTCGAATTTTTCTTCACTGCTGCAAACTTCTTGCAGTACGGTGATGCACTACGAGTGGTTCGTGCGGAGTCAGGCGTTTTAAATGCTGTTGCACAAGGCACTGCGATTCTTATTCGCGATACAGACCATTATCTTAATTCATTTTCGTCAGGTCAGGCATCTGTCGGTGAATGGGCTGCGAGGACTGCTGGTACACACGGTAACTCAATCGGTGTTTCGATATGTGGAAATGCTACTGCATACGAACAGAACCTTGGTTCCAGTAACCAGACTGTTGGTGAAGATGCTAAAGGTGCTACAACGGTTAAAGTTGATGACGGCACTGCGTTTAGTGTTGGTGACATCATATCTTTCTCAAGTGCTGATGCGTCTTCAGATGCAACAGCATTTGCGTTCAACGCTAATGATGACGGAAACGAGTATGAAATCACTGCGATTGCCACACATGACCTTACAGTTCGTCTAAAAGATGACCCTACGGGTGCCGGTCTTCAGGCAATCATTCCAGATAACAGTTTCATTCGCAGACGCTGGAGGTTCTATGACCTCTTTGACGGTGCGCCGGGAACTTCTCAGTGGTCAACTGATAACGGACGCGGTTCTGGTGATGAACTTCACGTTGCTATCTACGATACAACTGGTGACATCACTGGTTTTGATGTAGATACTAACGGTAATCGTCAAAACGCGGTTCTTGAGACATTTGCAAATATGTCTAAGAACCCTATCGCGAAAACTGCACAGGGTAGTTCAAACTACTATCCTGATGTGATTTATCGTCAGTCTGAGTACATTTACTGGATGGACCATACTTCTGCTGGTTCTAACTGGGGTACAGACACAACTTCAGCATACACAGCAGTCAACGCACCTGTCGTAGATTCACTTACAGGTGGAACAGATGACTACGCGGTAACCGCTGGTGAGCTTGAGATTGCATATGATAAGTTTGCAGATACAGAATCACTGGATATTAACTTGGTGTTGGGTGGTCCAAGTTCTGCTGTTGCAGATACCAAAACTGGACAGGACACTCATGTAACGATGATTACAGCCCTTGTTGAATCTAGGAGAGACTGTGTTGGTTTCGTATCACCATTCCGCTCTGCAACTGTAAATGTCACATCTAATGTCACACAGGCAAGCAACGTGATTGATGCTTTTGACCTTTGTCCATCGTCATCTTACATGGTATTTGATAGTGGATACAAATACATGTACGATAAGTACAACGATGTATTCCGTTTCGTACCACTAAACGGTGACATAGCTGGTCTTTGTGCGTATACAGACGGTGTTGCTGACTCTTGGTTCTCTCCTGCTGGATATAATCGTGGTAATATTCGCGGTGCGATTAAACTTTCCTTCAACCCGACAAAGGCAGAAAGGGACCGTCTATATCGTGCGAGAGTTAACCCTGTGGTTGACTTCCCCGGCCAAGGTGTGGTTCTGTTTGGTGACAAAACTGCTCTTTCTAAACCAAGTGCATTTGACCGCATCAATGTGCGTCGGTTGTTCTTGGTTCTTGAGAAAGCAATCTCAACTGCTGCTAAGTTCCAACTCTTCGAATTCAACGATGAGTTCACTCGCGCACAGTTCCGTAACCTAGTTGAACCTTTCCTTCGTGATGTTCAAGGTCGTAGAGGTCTTACGGACTTCCGTGTTATTTGTGACGCAACAAACAATACGGGAGAGGTGATTGATCGTAACGAGTTTATTGGTGATATCTTCATCAAACCAAACCGCTCGATTAACTTTATCACACTTAACTTTATTGCGGTTCGCACAGGCGTATCGTTTAGCGAGGTAGGAGGTTAATCATGGCACTTATTGACGATTTCAAAGCAAACCTAATTGGTGGAGGTGCTCGCGCTAATCAGTTTCGAGTAACAATTACTCCACCATCAGGCATTGCGATTGGTCTTGATGTTCGTAGAACTTCATTTCTGGTTCGTGCATCAAATCTGCCTGCACAAACTTTGGGTGAGATTGCGATTCCATTCAGAGGTAGGCAGATTTATATTGCGGGTGACCGTTCATTTGAAGATGCATGGACAGTTACGTTTATGAATGATACTGACTTCATGATTCGAAATGCGATGGAACGTTGGAGTAACGGTATCAATGACCTTGCTGATAACACTGGTGTGATTGCACCCGCTGATTATCAGACGGACCTCACAGTAGAGCAGTTGGATCGTGACGATACGGTTCTGAAGACATATATCTTTAGAAGTGCATGGCCACTTACGATATCGCAGATTGACTTGACTTCTGATCAGGCAGATGCGATTGAAGAATTTGAAGTAACTTGGAGATACCAACACTTTGAAGCTTCTGGCGTGAACTTCTAAGAACCTACTAAATAATACAAAGTAGGAGATATTATGGCACAACTTTTTGGGTTCCAAATTCAAAGAGCAACCAAAGAAGTAGAGGGTGGTGAGAAAACTTTCACCACCCCTACTCCTGATGACGGCACAGTTGATGTTGCCGGTGGTGGTTTTTTATCGTCTGTACTTAATACAGACGGGCGTGAACGTTCAGACATTGACCTCATTCGTAGGTATAGAGACATCTCACTGCAAGCTGAGTGTGATGCTGCGATAGAAGATATCGTAAACGAATCAATTGTAGCAAATACAAATGATGTTGCAGTTGAAGTTGTATTGGATAATCTTCCGTATCCAGACAAAATCAAGAAAAGAATTAGAGACGAGTTCAATGAAGTTCTACGTCTTTTAGATTTTGGTGTCAAAGGACACGACATTTTTAGACGGTGGTATGTAGATGGTCGCCTCTATTATCACAAAGTCATCGACACTAGTGATCCAAAAAAGGGTATTACGCAAGTTCGTTACATAGACCCCACAAAGATTAAAAAGGTGCGGGAGACAAAGAAAAGTAAAGACCCTAAAACACAAGTTGACATGGTTGAGGCAGTCAACGAGTATTTTGTATATAATGAAAAAGGATACTCTGGGGGAACATCACAAGGGATTCGTATTGCCAAAGATGCTATCGCATATTGTCCATCTGGTCTTATTGACAGTTCAAGTGGTCGAGTTCTTTCATATCTACACAAGGCAATCAAACCTGTCAATCAGTTGCGTATGATTGAAGATGCACTAGTCATCTATCGTATTTCTCGCGCACCCGAGCGTAGGATTTTTTACATCGATGTTGGTAACTTGCCTAAGATAAAGGCAGAGCAGTATCTCAAGGATGTGATGAATCGTTATCGTAACAAGTTGGTGTATGATGCATCGACAGGTGAGATACGAGATGACCGTAACCATATGAGTATGTTGGAAGACTTCTGGCTTCCACGCCGAGAAGGTGGTCGAGGAACAGAGATTACGACACTTCCCGGCGGTTCTAACCTTGGAGAAATTGATGATATCGTATACTTCCAACGGAAACTATACCGTTCACTTAACGTGCCGATTTCAAGACTTGAAGCA